CAGAAAATTATTGGTCGCGCATATTACGAAGATATGTTTTTGATGATGTCGCAGAGCGATCGCCGCGAAATCACAGCGACTGAGATTCAAGAAAAAGCGCAAGAGAAAATGTTTATGATCGGACAAATGCTTGAGCAGTCGAATCAAGACTTACACGATCCATTAACAGACATCTCTTTTGACATAATGCAAGAGCAAGGGTTATTGCCTGAGCCACCGCCTGAACTTCAGGGCATGAAATTAAAAGTTGAGTATATCAGCGTTATGGCTGAAGCGCAGAAAGGCGTTGGCCTTGGAGCGCTAGAAAGATTTACGAATTTTGCAATTGGGATCGCGGGTCAAACTGGCGACCAGTCTCATATTATGAAAGTAGATTTCGATCAGGTCATTGATGAATACGCCGCCGGCTCTGGGGTATCACCCAGAGTTGTGCGTACTGACGAGCATGTAGCCGGTATGAAAGAAGCAGCTCAACAGCAAGCTGAACAACAACAAGCTTTGATGGTGGCTAAGGAAGCTTCAGCAGCAGCAAAGAATTTGGCTGGGGCTGATATGGAAACGAAGAATGCCCTAACTGCCATGACAGGGCAGGACAAGGCTTAGTAAATGGAAGATAAGTCTTTTGTAAAAAACGCTGCCGACCCTAAACAAGTTAAAGGCGCTGGACAAAGAGAGAAGTTTAAAAGAGAGCAAGAGCTGAGAGATACGGCTTTTGTTCTCTCTTCTGAGCAGGGGCGGAGATTCGTCCTGAGATACATCGAGCTGACTGGTGTGAACAAGATTAGCTTCTCTGGGGATGTTAACTGGGGGCTTTTTAATGAAGGCGGAAGAAATATCGGCCTTGCATTAATGCGAGACATAAACGAAGCCGACCCAATGTCCATGATAAAAATGATGGACGAAAAAAAGAAGAGTCAAGAAAAAGAAGTAGAAACAGAATCAACAAAGGGAGATTCAGATGTCTGACAACGACGCAAATGACCTCGATGAAAAAGTCGTCGGCGAGGGTAGTGTTGGAGAGAGCTTGTTTGACGATACAGCCAAAGCAGCAGAGGCGAAAGTCATTGCTGATAAAGCGATCGCGGATAAAGCAATTTCTGACAAAGCCGCAGCTGACGCAAAGGCTGCGGAAGAAGCGAAGGCTAAGGAAGAGAAGCCGGAAGATAAAAACAAGGCTCCTGAAAAATACGATTTGAAGTTGCCGGAAGGCTCGAAGCTTTCTAAGGCTGAGGTTGACGAGATTGCTGCTTACGCAAAAGAGCAAGGATTGTCACAAGCTCAGGCTCAGAAACAAATCGAGCGTGAAAGTAAACTAGCAGAAGGGCATGATGCTAAAAACCTAGCCCAGTTACAAGAAGCGACCGTTCAGTGGCTTGAAGCAGCAAAGGCTGATAAAGAAATTGGCGGTGAAGCATTCCCGAAACACGCTGAACTGGCAAAGCGTGTTGTCGAACGGTTTGGTACAAAGGAATTCAAAGATGAGTTAAACAGAACAGGATTGGGAAATCACCCAGAGCTTGTGCGAGTATTCACAAGAATCGGCAAGTCGATGAGTGATGATCAATTTGTTCAACCAGGTTCACAAACAGCAGAGAAAACAGATCTTGCCACAAAATTTTATGGGGCAGGGAAAAAGGAGTAAGTTATGGCAGCTAGAGGAACTTATGTATTAACGCTCGCTGATTGGGCAAAGCGCCTCGATCCAGATGGTAAAACACCTGATATCGTTGAATTGCTCTCGCAGACGAACGAAATTTTAACCGACATGATTTTTCAGGAAGGCAATCTTCCTGTGGGTCATCGCACAACCGTTCGCACCGGTCTTCCGACTGTTGCGTGGCGCTTGCTTAACAACGGCGTTCAGCCTAGCAAAAGCACGACTGCACAGATCGATGAATCTTGCGGTATGCTCGAAGCGTGGTCTGAGGTTGACTGCGACCTTGCCGAGTTGAATGGAAACGTCGGCGCGTTCCGTCTGTCCGAAGCTCAGGCGTTTATCGAAGCCATGAATCAGGAAATGGCTCAGACGCTTTTCTACGGTAACAGCGGAACTGCCCCCGAAGAGTTCAACGGTCTTGCGATTCGTTACTCCAGCACGACTGCTGGAAACGGCAGGAACGTCCTCAGCGGCTCAGGCTCAGGCTCCGACAACTCGTCCGTTTGGCTCGTCGGCTGGGGTCAGAATACCTGCTTCGGCGTGTTCCCCAAAGGGTCCAGCGCGGGTCTGAAGCATGAGGACTTGGGCAAGGTGACTGTCGAAGTTACCGCCGGTGTTGCCGGTTCCCGTATGCGCGCCTATCAGGACCATTGGCAGTGGAAAGCCGGTGTGGTGCTGAAGGACTGGCGCTACACGGTCCGCATCGCGAACATCGACATCTCCAACTTGGTTGCCAAATCGTCCGCTGCCGATCTCACGGAGCTGATGATTAAGGCGATTCACCGCATCCCGAATATGGGCATGTGCAAGCCGGTGTTCTACATGAACCGGACCTGCATCGAAATGCTCGACATTCAGCGCCGCGATGATGTCATCAGCGGTGGTGGTTTGACATGGGAAACCGTGGACGGCAAGCGCAGTGCTTCCTTCCGTGGAATCCCCATTCGGACGGTCGATGCGTTGACTGAAACCGAAGCAACCGTTTCGTAAGAAGGAGAAAATTCACCATGATGCTCGACAAACAGTTACAGTTCGCGGATTCTCAGGCGCTCACTTCTACGGCGCTTTTAACCAACGTCATCGACATGGGCGCGGTCGATAAGAACGACTTCGTTGGTGAGCCGATGGCGGTTGTGTTCAACGTGGAAGTTGCGGCCGATCAGACGACTGGCGATGAAGATTACACCTTCGTTGTCGAGTCTGCGTCCGATGCAGCGATCACAACTGATCGCAAAGAGCTTGCCCGCCGCAAGTTCGAGTCAGGAACTCCCGATGCGCCCGCCGAAAACGCCGATCTTTTGGTCGCCGGATTCGTGTTCGCCATCGTGCTTCCTCCGGGCGGTCTGTCCGAAGTCGAGCGGTATCTTGCTGTTCGCTACACTGGGGCCGGAACTTCTCCGACCATCACGTTGAGCGCTCATCTCGTACCGTTGAAGTTCGTTCCTGTAACCGCGCACTACGCTAGCGGCTACACGATCTCGTAACGGAAATCACCCCTGAGCTGACTGGATGGCCGGTTGGCTCAGGGGCCTCCTAAACAAATACAATTCAACTAGGAGAATTGAAAATGTCAGACCAAGCAACGATCAAGGTGAAGGCAACGCAGCTCGGTTACTATGAACACAAGCGCCGCCGCGAAGGGGACGTTTTCGTTCTCGTTCCGCGCGTTGACCAATTCGGAAACCTGATGACTGCGAAGTCTCAGTTCTCGAAGAAGTGGATGGAGTTGGCGGACCCGAAAGAGCCTGAGCGCGTCAGCACGATGCTGAAAGTAACTCCAGCAAACATTCAAGACCATTTGGATAAAAACATGCCAATTCATCCCGCGCCGGAACAAATCCGGTTCGAAGCTGGCAAGGCAAAAAACAATCAAGAGCCTGCCACGATGAAGGAAGCTCAAGAAAAAACCACTTCTGAAGAAGAAGTGATCTAAGGAGTCAAAAATGGCAACTATCGCTTCGACCATAGCTCGAATTACGGCCTTCGGTGACGAGGCGCATGTCATCACATGGGCGCTGCTTACATCAGCAGATGCTGTTGGAGATGCAGTCGAAATGCCGGGTTCTTCTGCTCGAAGCGTTCAGATTGACGGTACTTTTGATTCTGCGACTGTTGTCCTTCAGGGGTCGAATGACGGGACCAACTGGTTCACTCTCACTGACCCTCAAGGAAATACCATCAGCAAAACAGCGGCAGCGCTTGAGATGATCTCTGAGCTGACGCGCTACATCCGGCCTTCAACATCCGGTGGTGGTGGCAGTCAGTCTCTTAACGTCCGCGTTCTATTAAAGAGGGCAAGATAACATGGCAAATATCAAACAGGCGGCGGACGATCTTAGAAATATCGCAAATCGGTTTAAGGGCATCCTTGAAGTTCAAGCTGCACTTGAGCAAATTGGCGACATTCAGGCCGCGACGACAGAGAATCAAAACCTGAAGGCCAAAGCGATCTCGGATTATCAGGAAGCAAAGAAACAGCTTGAAGGCATAAACCTGAAAATCTCCGAAGCGAACGAAGCGGCCAAAGCAGCGTCATCCAAAGCCGAAGAGATAGCTGCGTCTGCCAGAAAACGAGCTGACCTCATCATCGTCGAATCAAAAAATGCGGCCGCGGCGATCAAGAAAGACGCCGAAAATGCCGTTGATGCTGTCAACAAGCAACTTGCTGGCTTGAAGTCAGAGGTCAACAGGGTGCTGGCGAAAATCGACGAGAAAAACAAAGAGCTTGATAACGTACAGTCCGCGATTAGAGAAGCCAAGTCCAAGATAACCTCTCTATAAGGGGGATTTCATGTTTCAAGGCTCCCCGACATATGAAGGCCAGAGAGAACCGAATGGGTTTGAGCGCATCACAGACCTTTCATCGGCCGTAGGATTCACAGCGCCGGCCGGCACTCGCCTTGCAATCTTCCGGGTTGAAACTCAGGATATTCGTTGGCGCGATGATGGAACCAACCCAACCAGCACTGTTGGTCTACTCATGTCCGTCGGTGACGTGTTTATGTACACCGGGGACTTCTCCAAATTTAAAATGATCGAAACCACCGCGTCTGCCGTCGTGCAGATTTCATAC